GGTATTACAGAAACTACAATTACACATGAAGGATACTTTGACAACAGAGGAAATAGAGTAATAGACAAGAAAACTAAAGAAGAAAGACCTGCTCCAAATCCACAATGGTTACTGTTTGAAAAATGTATGAGAGGCGATACTGCTGATAATGTATTCAGTGCTTATCCAGGTGTGCGTACAAAAGGCACAAAAAAGAAAGTTGGTTTACAAGAAGCATTTGAAGATAGAACTTCAAAAGGATACAACTGGAATAATATGATGCTTCAACGTTGGGTTGATCACAATGGTGATGAACATAGAGTAATGGATGATTATCAAAGAAATGTAACTCTATGTGATTTGACAGCACAACCTGAGGATATTAAACAATGTATAAAAGAAACAATTAATAGTGTCAAAAGCAAAACAATTGAACAAGTAGGATTAAAACTAATAAAATTTTGTGCTAAATGGGATATGCAGAAGATAGCAGAATATCCTCAAACATATGCTGATCCATTAAACGCAAAATATAAAGTAAAAGAGGAGGTAACAGCATGACAATAAAATTTTATGCCAAGCCAATATTAGAGAACAGATTCTGGATATTAGAATCTGATGGAGAAAAAGTAGGAACTATATGTAGACAAGAAGATAGAAGATATATGTTTAGTTGTTCCGACGGTACTAGAATATTCGACACTCAACAACAACTTCAAATGAATTTTAATGGAGAATGGATGTGGGGTTCATCAATCAGTGCTCCAATAGAAGAAAAAGAAAATGAAGATAATTCAGTTTATGATTATCCGTCAAAATTTAAACCTTATAACATGGTGTTTGATGTAAAACGTAAATTACCATTGTTTAATAAAAGCAAAAAATCAAAAAGTTTATACTGTGCTGGATACTATGTTATTCAGTTTGAAAAAGGTTGGGTAAGAAGTTATTGTCCTAAATTATTAACATTGGACAGTTATCCTTTTAAAGGCCCATTTAGAACATCATTAGAAATGAAAACGGAGTTAAGCAATGCCAACAAACGAACCTATTAACACAGCCAGTTTACAACAATTTATACAACAAGTTAAAGGTGCTGACCTCAGCAACCAAAAAGAAGTGCGTTTAGACATCAACACAGCCAAGCAAGTCACGTATAGCCTAGCAACAGTGTTGGCCCGTTTAGCGGGTAACTATGAGGGTCTAATGACACAAAAAACTACCGCTGAAGCCGAAGCAATTGAAATAAAAGTAGACGGCGGTAATCTTTAATACTACCATAAAATAGATAAATACTCATATAACATGAGTAGACCTAAACCGACTATTTTACTGGAATTCACTGATCGCAAATCTTACAAGAGCGAACAGGTACTTGCGGCTGAAGGTATATGGGCAGTATTCTACAAACAAAAACCATTCAATTTAAAATCAGCAAATATGCTGAATAACTACCCGGGTCCAAAATACAAAAAAGTATCGTTTTCAAATCCTGGACACGCATTCAATCTAGCGAAGAAATTGAACACCATGTTCAACACTGAAGACTTCACGGTGGTCAAATTGACCCAGGGTGAAACTGTCAGTGAAAAATGAACTGGAAAGAAACCTACACCAAAATATTCTTAAAACAGGCTGAAATAGGTATCAGCGAAAACACTCTAAAAGAGTATATGCCAACTTGGTGGAAGAACACTAGGGACAAAGGTTCAGGAGGTTTACGATTGACTGATGCTGGTTTGGAGTTTATTAAAGAAAAGTTACAACTACAAACATATGATGTACCATTTCCTATTGATTTTAATCTTACCACTCAAACTATAATATTCCTAGACAAATATATAAACTGTCCTTACTACCTAGCAGATGATGGTGTAATTGTTACCAACGAAAAGAAAGCAATGGAATTAATGCTGTTTTCTGGAGATATTCGAAAATATGGTATCAATAAAGCACTTTCTAGGCTAGAAACATCAGAATAAGTTATCCACAGACGCTAGAACCCGCATAAACCTTGACTTCTTCGCGGTTGACTTTTGAACTACCAGAATGTATTATTAAGTATAACAACAAATTAACGAGGAGTACAAAATGGTAAAACAAAGTAAAACACAAGATGCTGGTCTTACAAGCAGACAACTTTCGCCTAATAAAGCAAAAGCAAGTATCTTACACGCATTAAAAATCAAAAGACCAATATTTTTATGGGGCGGCCCAGGTATTGGTAAATCAGATGTTATTCACCAAATTGGTAAAGATATCAATGCCAAAGTAATTGATATTAGATTAAGTTTATGGGAGCCTACAGATATTAAAGGTATTCCTTATTACAATTCTAAAGAAAACAATATGACTTGGGCAAGTCCGTCAGAATTGCCTACACAGGCATTGGCTAAAAAACATAAGCATATGATATTGTTTTTAGATGAGATGAATTCTGCGGCACCTTCAGTACAGGCGGCGGCTTATCAACTTATATTAAACAGAAGAGTAGGTCAATATGAATTGCCTGACAATGTATTGATTGTAGCGGCTGGTAACAGAGAGGCAGACAAAGGTGTTGTATACAGAATGCCTGCTCCGTTGGCAAACAGATTTATCCACTTAGAAATGAAAGCAGAGTTTGAAGACTGGTTTGAATGGTCAGTGGCTAACAATGTGAACAAAGACGTTGTTGGATATCTAACTTTTAGCAAGAAGGACCTATACGACTTTGATCCTAAATCACCAAGTAGGTCGTTTGCTACTCCGAGATCTTGGTCATTTGTGAGTGAATTACTTTCAGATGATTTAGATGAAAACACTATAACTGACTTGGTCAGTGGTGCAGTGGGTGAAGGACTTGCAGTTAAGTTCATGGCTCACAGAAAGGTGGCTTCACAGTTACCTAATCCTTCAGACATACTTGAAGGTAAAATAACAGATCTGAAATCGAAAGAAATATCAGCAATGTACTCGCTTACGGTTTCACTATGTTATGAACTCAAAGAAGCAAATGACAAAAAAGATAAGAAGTTTAATGACAAAGTTAATAAATTTCTTAGATTTATGATGGATAATTTTGATACAGAACTTGTTGTTATGGGTATCAAGATGGCATTAACTCAGTATCAATTACCGATTGATCCTGATGCTGTCAAATGTTTTGATGAATTCCACGAAAAATACGGCAAATATATTACTGCCGCTCAAAGCATCAAATAATAGTGTTGAATATAGGGCACTTTTTACCGGTGCCCTATACCAAAAAAGAGTTGACTAATTTACCAAAAGAAAGTATAATAGTATTATGAACACAGACACTTTAGAGATAGAAAAAAAAGAATTAAGTCCAGAAGAGTTAAAACACCTTAGAGCAGAAGTTATTGATAAAATTGTGGTTGCTAGAGTAGGACTGTTATTAAGACATCCGTTTTTTGGTAACATGGCTACAAGATTACAGATTAAAGAGTGTGATGAGTGGTGTCCAACTGCCGCAACTGATGGTAGAAACTTATTTTTTAACACAGAGTTTTTCAGCAAGATGACATCTAAAGAAATTGAATTCGTTATAGCACACGAAATACTTCATTGTGTGTTTGATCATATGACAAGAAGAGAAGACAGAGATCCACAACTTCATAATATTGCTTGTGATTACATTGTGAACAATACTTTGGTTAGAGATAATATTGGTGACAAACCAAAAGCAGTACAAATATTCCAAGATTGGAAATACGATGGTTGGTCTTCTGAAGCAGTGTATGATGACATTTACAAAAAAGGTAAAGAGCAAATGGAACAGTTAGGTAAACTGTTAGACGAACACATTGATTGGGAAAAAGGCGAAAGCACAGGTGGTGGTGGACAAGATGACAAGGACAATAAGAATAAGAAGAAAGGTCCTACATATTCAAAAGAAGAAATGGAACAGATTAAAAATGAAATTAAAGAAAGCATGATGTCGGCGGCACAGGCGGCAGGTGCTGGTAATTGTCCTGCAGAGATTGAAAGAATTATTAAAGAGTTCACAGAGCCTAAAATGAACTGGAGAGAGTTATTACAACAACAGATTCAAAGTGTAATTAAAAATGATTACACATTCGCAAGACCTAGTAGAAAAGGTTGGCATTCAGGAGTAATACTTCCAGGAACAAATTACGATGACACAATAGATATTTGTATTGCAATTGATACATCAGGATCTATTATGAATGAACAGGTTGAAGATTTCCTAGGTGAAGTACAGAGTATTATGGATCAATACAAAGATTACAATATTAAAATATGGTGTTTCGACACTGATGTACACAATGAACAAGACTACAATGCATCTGGTGAGTCGTTAGATTCGTACAAGATTGCTGGTGGTGGTGGTACAGATTTTCAGGCTAATTGGGAATACATGAAAGAAAACGACATTGTTCCTAAAAAATTCATAATGTTTACAGATGGATATACATGGGATGGTTGGGGTGAAGAAGATTATTGCGATACTGTATTTGTTATAAATGGTCACCACGATAAGAACATGGAAGCACCTTTTGGTACTACTGTTCATTATGAATAATGTTTTCAAAAACTAATCAAATAAACCCGTTAAATTATTTCAACTGTAGACAGTTTACCAAAAAACCCAAAGGTTTAGAATATCTAAAATTAAATTTCGATTGGAATGATAACCAAGAACTTTTAGAAAAATGGATTTTAGAAAATTTAAAAGGAAGATTTTATATTGGTAAACATTTAGATGTAGATGTAAACGGAAAAATATCAAACCAAATTTTGGTAGGCTTCGAAAATCCAAAAGAACTTTCAATATTCAATCTTAGTTGCCCATTCATTAAACGTTATTAAATACTTCTGTATACAAAAATAAAGGAGCATTTTAAAATGACAGATACAAACCAAACAAAAACTGCCACAACTCCAACTCAAGATCAAGTAGTTGGAAAAGATGTAGCAGGTGCGGCACCAAAAGTTCAAGCAGGTGCTGGAGCAGAACTTACTGTTCAAGACTTAAACGTCCTTAAACAAATTATCGACGTTGCAAGTCAAAGAGGAGCATTCAAAGCCAACGAAATGGCAATGGTGGGTGCAACTTATAATAAACTAGAAGCATTTTTAAAGATTGTTGAACAGTCTCAAAAAGATGCCAATAAAACACCAGAAGGTGATAAACCAGCGGAGGCAAAATAATGGCTGACATGAAACACGTAGGTAAATTAACAGATGGAGCAAAAGTTGTTGTTGCTTATAGAACACTACCAGGTGATTCTAAATCAGCAGTAGTCATAGAGACAGCAAAACTTGATCCATTAGATCATGATGCATTAATGCAAACAGTTGAAAGCAACGAAGGACAGAAGTCTTTTGAACTATATGAAGTTTTACAAAGAACAATGGCTCCAGATAGTCAGTTCATGTTAAACAAATTTCATACAGGTGGCTTTATGAAAAAAGTATCAACTGATAGTGTTCACATGACACCAACTCCAACAACTTCTATTCAGTTAGATGAATTAAACAAAATCATCGCTGAACAAAAAGGAGTTAAGGTTGAAGATTTAGCAGTGAAAGGTGACAAAGAAGCGACAGTTGTTGCTTCATCAGATGTATCTTCAGCGGCGAAAGAAGCACCTTTGACAGACGAACAATTAGCGTCTCAATTGAGAAGTGATGCTGATCGTATGTACAAAGAAGCGAAAAGATTACGTGCTGAAGCAGAAGATTTATCGCCAACAAAGAAAAAGTCTAAGTAGAGCATAGTGTCTGGAGTGGTTAAGTTTCGTAAAAAAATGTTGCCTAAGGAGGTGGTTGCACACTGGCCCGAAGTATTCAAGGACCTTAAAATAGAGTCTATACCAATTGAATACTTGCTGTCCATTAAGGTTGAATTTAGGGATGGCAAAAATTGGGAGATTAGAGTCAAAAAGAACCGTCAAAAACTGACCAATAAGGAATTAGAAAAAAGCATCAAGGATTTGTTTGAACACTATGGAAACAGTATCAAAAACGTCGATTTTAGGATAGATACCAACAAGGTAAAAGCAGATATTACTAAACGCACTAAAACCTTCCTGAAAAAGCGGAAATAGTAACTCCGTCAATCTTGAAAGCGGAATAAATACACTATATTATACGTTAGGAGCATATAACAAATGGCATTACAAATAAGACGTGGAACAGACGCAGAAAGAGGTGGCATAACACCTTTAGCAGGTGAATTAGTATTCACTACAGAGACAAAAAAATTATTCGTAGGAGACGGTTCTACAGTAGGTGGTGTACAAGTAGACACAACACTAGCGGCACAATATCTTGCAGTCAACAGCAATATTACACCAGATGCATCTAACACAAGAGATATTGGAACAAGCAGTGCTAATTGGAGAACAGGTTTTTTCCAAACTGTAGATGCTTCACACATAGACGCAGTATCAATTAATGGTAACATTGTAAGTGGAGATTCCACAGTAGTTGTTAACGTAGGTGCAGGCACAGTAACAGCGGACCTAACAGGTAATGTTACAGGAAATGTAGCAGGTGCTTTAACAGGTAATTCAACAGGTACTCACAAAGGTACTGTAAATGCTGACGATGCCTCATTAAGAATAGATGGTGCTTCAGACAGAATTACAAACAGTGTTTTAGATTTTGATGGCAGTGTTATTAATCTTTTATCAGGTAACGGAATTCAAATAGGTACAAACAGTTCAGTGGCAGGTGTTGGTTTAGAAATTTTCAACACAGATCACACAGCCAGAAATGCATTAAGACTTTATTCAGATGCAGGTAATGCCAACACATTCAACTCAATAGAATCATACGCATCTAGAGGTTCAATTGTAACTCCAACTGTAAGTGTAGCAGACGATTCATTATTTGGTTACATAAATTATGGTCATGATGGATCACAGTATGTACAGTCTAGTTTTATTGTAGCAGGTGTTGATTCACAGGCAACTGTAGGTGCTGGCGCAGTACCAGGAAACATTGTGATGGGTACAACTCCAGATGGTGGTACAACAAACAATACAGTTGTAATAAACAAAGATGGTAATTTAGGTGTTAACATATTAACTCCAACAGAAAAATTAGATGTGGTTGGTAACGTTAAAACATCAGGCTTCGTACAGTTTGGTTCATTAACAACTGTCCAAAGAGATGCTCTTACTCCAGCAAACGGTATGGTTGTATACAACTCAACAGATAATAAATTCCAAGGTTACGAAAACGGCGGTTGGGCTAACCTAATATAATCCAATGATAGTCCGAATTACAGGACACACAAAAGGCATAGGCAAGTGTTTACATGATGACCTAGTTGCGGA